TAGATACGCTACGGAGTAGTAAAAGTATCTAGGGAAGTTTACGTTTGAAATGTGAAGTGTGTGTGTGTAAAGTTATATAGAAACTTTGTAAAGACTTTGTATGAATAAGAGAACCAAAGAAATCAAAGTTCACAAAACTTTAACCATGTCGGTTAGTTTTTGGGCTTTGGTAGAGCAAGTAAGATCAAAACAACACATGGATACAGCAGACGAAGCAATCATGGCGAGTGTCCTTAGTTTAGCAAGAAAGATAGGAATTGAGGCATGACTGAAATTAATGTAAGACATGAATTCGATAATGTTTGGAGTTATCTGCATTGTCCTGATTGTACAGAACCCATTAAAAAAATTGGTCAAATCAGATGTGATAAGTGTAAAGTCCTGTTTGATTGGGAAGATGAAGAATGAGAGATAGTCAAGTGGTAAAACAAAAAAGGCTACGATCTAGATGTAGAAGATCTAGCAAATCTTTTTCTAAGGAACACACATGGTTAATCTCTATGTGTGATGAAAATGGTAATGCAGTTTGTGCTTTTTGTCAAGCTCGCTTTTAATTTTTTTTAATCCTGTGATTCCCAGATGTTTAATGTGCCTGAAATATCATTTCCGCCATTTGCATAAAATCTAATATCAGTCATTGGTGTCGTACTATTATCCCATTCAAAAGATGTCTGAATATTGGCAAAAGCTCCAGTATCATTCTGAGTTGTAGTTAAATTACCTATCCTTGTGTCAGCAGTTCCTGTTCCGTCTGATGGTGCGTTTAATTGCATAAATCCAGAAACAAAGAAGTCGTTATTTCCTCCGGAGTTAGTAGTCATTATTTCAATAGTATCTACACCTGCAGACCCGCTATAGCTGCCATTTTTTCCACTTCTCCAATTATAATTAGTCCCGGTATCAATAGAACCCCCAGAACCGAATCTTAATCGTAATTGATCGAAGCCACCAAAACTTCCAGCAAAACTAAACATTAAATATTTTTTAGTTGATGTTAAACCTGTAACGTTAAAGTTTGCAGAGCCGCCTGATTGAGTTTGATTGACAATTCTATTCCATGCAGTAGATGTTGGCAATGCTGCTATTGCGGCCGTATTGGTGGCGATATCTGCCGTATTAATTGCAGTTTGTGGATCTACTGCTCCGGTAATTAATGAATATAATGTTACTCCATTCATATCTGTTAATGTTTGTGATAATTGACCACCATCATTTGCTAATGTTTGATTATGAGTATGTGGTAATGTTGCGCTTGATGAACTTCCACCAAAAGCCATTAAACTTGAACCTCTATAGGTTGTTCACTTCTAGCTGCCGGAAGCACTTGCGCTTCAATTAGAACCGTACCGGCTGCCCCTGCAATAACAGTAAGATAGTTGATAACCGCATTGTCAACGGTTGCAAATGTACTTGAAGCTAGGTTGGCAAATACTCCATTCAAATTATAATCATAGCTTGCCGCATTAGTTCCATCGTTGTTTGTTATTTTTAAATTAATACATCTACCAAGAAATTGATCAGGGAATGATATGTTAGTTGTAACGTTAGCCGGACATAAGACACGAACCGGATAAAGTAATGGTGTATTACCTGAATTGAGCTGGTAGTTGTTTACAATGTTATTAGAAAAAGGCATGATAATTTTGTAACTCCTAGTTCAAAGGTGAACCATATCTCACTAGTATCTGACCATTGAAAAGAACTCCAGCACTTTGTACTGCTTGCCATTGGTAGCTGCCTGAACTCATACTAACGGGTCCAATAGGCACTCTACCTGCAGTAGTTGCAGATATGGATGGGGAAAATGCTCTTACACTTGTGGCATTTCCATTCTTTACTAATGTGTATTGTAAGATTTGTGTAGCTGCAGGATCAATTAGATTAGTAATGTCCTGTAACACATTTGGAGTTAAAGTTAGAAAACTTGTTAGTCCTGTTTGATTATCGGTCATAAATACAGGGGCGTTTAATGCTGCAATTGTAGCTGCATACGTTCTTTGTACTGGAAGTGCCATTATACTCCAAACTCCTGTTGAGGTGTTGTAGCTCCGCCAAAGATTCCGCCCAGTTGACCTAAGCCACCTGATAGGATTAAGTTAGCTGCACCGCCAACGATTCCGCCTGTCAAAAAGGCTGCTCCGGTTGAAGCTATCGGAGTTATTGAGCTATTAGGGGCGACCCTACTCATAACTAATGATACCAAACTACCAGCGCCTATTCCTTTGACTACATCGCCAATTATACCGGTTTTCAAACTAGAACCAATTCCTTTAGAACCACGTCTTGCGACTCTACGGATTGATGATCTTCGTTTAACCATAGGTTTTCTAATTGTTGTACGTCTTTTAACCTTTGCTGTTATCCGTCTTTTAGTTGGCGTTTTTCGTTTAGTCTTAGTCGTGGATCGTTTCGTTTTCTTTTTAAATCCGCCACTTTTCATAATTTTAGAAAATCTTCTTCTAGCTGCTAGTTGTTTTTTAGTTGCCAGTTACAAAACCCCCAAAGGTTGAAAGATTGCCTGCAGTGTCAAAGGTTGGAATTCCATATTCTCTTGATAAGGCTGCTTGTGCGTTTAATGTTGCGTCACTTAATCCAACACGACCTGTATTAATTCCGCCTGATCCGTTTATTGTAAAGTCTAAAGGCTGAATACCATATTGATTGACAAATTCATTTGTTCTTAGATTGATAGTTCCGCCCAAATTATTTGATTCAATAAATCCGGCATAAGTTAAACCGCCTTTTTGTTGCGGAGATAATCCTAGATCACCTGTCTCTGTCGGAATGTTTGTTACGTATTCCCCCAAGTTTTCTTGCTCAATTATTCTTGCTGCAGTGTTAGGGGCGTTAGATTCAGGGGTGTAAACGTCATTACCAAACTTGTTAAACGCTTGCGTAACCTGTCCGCCCAAAGCTTCCGTAAATCCGCCAATTTGTGATCCAATTGCCTTACCAATACCAGCNCCNCCNCCNAACTGTTTAAAAATTAAAATTGCTGCGCCAATTCCGCCCAGGGTTAAAATCGTATTAAATGATACCATGTGTTAACGAATACCGTTAAGTAATTTAACCATATCGGCTCAAACCGCCAAATCTTGTTTGATATTCTTCTTCAACTAAATTAATTCCTTGTTGCTGTTGATCCGCATAAACTTCCGCTTTTGTAATATTTCTTTGTGCGATTACTTTTTTATAGTAACCTGTTAAAGCTGGAGTAATTAATGGATATTTTCTAAATTTTCCACCTGTAACAGATCCGCCATAACCTAATGCACTTTCTGATTCTACCAAATCTTCATAATAATTAATAATGTCATCACCAGTATAATCTCCATATTTTTTACCTGTAATATTTGATATATTTTGCTTATCTGATTTATACAAATAGGCTGATGGATTCCTAGATCTAGGATTACCACCACGACCCAATCCAGAATCTATTATTTCTTGTGTTGTTATGTATGCTCTTGTTTGATCCAATTCATCTTGCAGATAGCTAATTCTTTGGTCTTTCTTTTCTTCCTCAATGTTAACGATTTGTTTTAGTTGCACGTTAGTATCTGTTACTGGAAAAAACTGTTTAAAAATTTCCAAAGTAGGAAGTTTTATTTTTTGATTTTCAGTTTTATTTTCAATAGGCAATACAGGAACGGCAGACTTTCCAGAAAATTGTGTATTATTAGATGAAGCTGCTCCGCCCTTAGAAAGAACCAAAGCCGCAAGTAACGCGCCGCCAATAAGAAGAGCTTCATTGAGTTTCATCCATTACAAAACATACACTTGTCGATTTTAACTGTATCCCCATTAAAGATAATCCCCCAGCTAGCATAACAAGCGGTACAAAAAGAACCTTTTTCTTTTCCACGTTTAGACGCTTTCCATAATATCGGTAGATTGATCATTATTTCCTTTTGGTTTCTTTACAAATTTAGATATTAAATCAGTAACTTTTTCAGGATTATCTTTTACCATTTTTTCAATAAATCCCATAGCTTCCGGACTTTGTAACAATGGTTGGATATTCTTTGGCAGCATGGGAGCAAATTGTGATATTAGACCAGCAATAGATCCTAAAGGATTTTCCTTATCAAAATCATTTTCATTGATCGTAATGTTTTGCTTCATCTTGTTTAATTTTCCTGTTAGCTTCTTGTTATCAGTTTCTAAATCAGAAATATAGGATACATATCTATTCTTCAATTTCCCATGTATTTGATCAGATCCGAAAACGTTTCTAGTAATTACTATGCCACAAATTCCGGCTGCAATAACTGAAACTAGTATAATGTATTCAATCATTTTGCTCTCTTGAAAAATTCATCTAAATAAAATTTATTTAATCTATTCATTTCTTTTTTTATTTCTGTATTGGTAAATTGTTGATCGTATTTCATTTCTACTAATATATCCTCATAAGCATTCATTAATTTACTATACATTTTTTTAACTTTTGTTTGTGAAGCCATACTATTCATACTATTCATACTGTTAAAACTGTTACTTTTACCCCCTTTATCCCCCCTTTAGAACCCCCCTAAACCCCTATTTTCGCTTTGTTTGCACTACTGTTATATTACAACTAACTAATCGTATCCTATCCTCATTTTTAATACATTTCGGGAAGTGGTAGGGGGGAATGTATCAAGGGGCTGGCGAAGCCCTAGATACGCTACGGAGTAGTAAAAGTATCTAGGGAAGTTTACGTTTGAAATGTGAAGTGTGTGTGTGTAAAGTTATAT